ATGGCAATTCTTTATGATAACATGAGTGAGAGTTATGATAAGTATTCGGTCGATGAATTGATTGCAGAAGTAGAAGAATACTACCCACATTTGTTGGAGGAAAGTGAAGTCTAAAACCAGTTGACAAGGTGGCACAGTGGGGGTTGAGATGCCCTGAAAATCGTGTATTGTAAGGACATGGAAAACAAAGCAAACGACATGGCAACCAAAATCTTTTCACTCACACCATCCGAACAACAGGCAAAGTGGAATGACATTATGGGTCAAATGTGTGCCTATGTTGATGATACAAATGCCGACATTGATATGGCATATGATTGGGTGTGTGAGATGCTCAACATTTCATCCTTTGTTGATAACAAGACTGCATGGGATTCTTTCTATGAAACTTGGGAATCTTGCGACAATCGTAATGATCTGAACACCTTCGTTATCAACTGATTCTTTACACTTTCTCATGAACACTAAAGTCGCAAAACATCTCTCAATCCCCGAGAATCGCATCAACTATTCTTTTCACTTTCTCGACAACTTCAATGATACTTTTGTTGACTACAAAAAATGTTATGATGCGATAGCAAAATGGTCTGATAAACTTGACACTTCTGAATCACACTTCTGATGAATTACACACTCAAACAACTGCAACAAAGAGTCAACAAACTGATCGAACAACAAGGAGAAGATGCATACTGTAGCGCATGGATTTACACCAAGGAAGATTGCTTCATGACCAAAGATGATGGTGAGCAAGAATATCCATGTGATGAACATCCCGAACTTGCTGAACGTATCTTCAATGATATTGGCAACAATGATTACATCTATCAGGTGATTCAAGAGTGTGTAGATGAAGTCACCGAGGAACAATATATGGCATATCAGCAAGAACTTGTATAGGTAGAATGAAAACCACAACAGCAACTTATTCGATTCAAGTAACAACAGAGGGAGGACATTTATCTTTCTTAAAAGACATGCCCACACGTCCTAAAACACACAAAGGCATAAAAGCACAGAACACAAAGTTATGCAAATGGGTAGAAAAACACTATCCTGATTACAAAGAATACCAAGTCATTCTTCTTTCCTAAAATGTTATTTGTCTCAGGTAAATCTCCTTTCTCAGATATTACTCCGAGTGTCTACGAGTTTTTTACTGCTAGTTACGAGATTCGCAGCGACGTAGAAATCTGCCATTGTAATCTACGAGATGAGCATGCGCTAGGATTTACTGAGGTTAATGGTGATGAGCAATTTGTTCAGGTACATAATGACCTGTCAAAAGAGGAACACATTAAAACTATTCTCCACGAACTTGTCCACGTTGTGCAGAATGAAGCAAGCATAAATGACGAGACTGAGAGAGAATCTGAAGCATACAGATTAGAGGAGGTTCTTTATAACAATTATTGCGCTTGCGCTTAACCCTTCGGGAGTGCCACCTGCTGAACTGTCCACCATTCCCCCCACGGCACGCTAATCCGTGTATATTAGATGCATGGGGGACAACGACCCCATTCACTTCACTAACTCACCAAACATGCGTAAGATCGAATCTCAAATGTGTGCCGCAGTTCAGTCTAACATCGATTGGAAATCTGGTAACACTGAGGTAACGATTGACAAGGAAACTAACACTTCCTCTGTATATCTTCACGGCAATCTGATTGCTACCGTGACAGATAATGATATGACGATTTACGATGGTGGTTGGCAAACTACTACCACAAAATCCCGTCTTAATGCACTTTGCACAGAATTTTGTATCGCTGGCGAAGGTGTTTTTCAGAAGGATTTTGCTTGGTATGTGAGAAAGTTTGTAGGTGCAATTAACGGACAATCTAAGTTCGTTACCGAAACTTTCCAATCTGGTTATGTCTTTGCTTGATGTAATCATAGAGGGGTTACTAACACTTTCCCCTCTATAATTACTTCATCTGACTAACACTCTGGGCTGTATAGAATTGGGAGACTGATTCATAACGTAAGACCCAGATTTAACCAGACCAAACTATCACTTTCTTTCTGTTATTATGTCCAAAGAAGTAATGATCGGTATGCTGAAAGTTGCCAAGAACGGTAATGATCTGCTCGCAATTCTTGATAGTCTTATTGAGAACGAAGAGGGGAACATTACTGGGGAAGCAGTTGACTTCAGTGGGCAATCTGTGAACTTCTGATGATAGGTAAGGGGGTCTATTTTGCCCCCTTTTCTCCACCCATATATAAAGATTGTGCTTTTTTTATATTAAAAAAGGTATTTTAAATGTATGTGGGTTGTTTACATCGTTCTTGAGAATGTCTTAGAAAGATGTACTGGGGGGTATATCTGAAGGGTCTTCGGAGTTACTTTGAGGGTCTTTTTATTCTCAATTAAATGTGCTGAGGTCTTGTGATCTAAGCGAGCAGTCTATCACACACTCGCAGAAATGTCAAGACCCCGCTCATAAACTTTTATAGGGATTGACACTCAAAAAATATCAGTCTCGCTTATAAATATCCAATGGAAGATTGACAATATCCCCAGTCCATTCTATACTCATTAAGTCACACCAACGGAGTCAGTCTCATGTCAGTTCTTTACAGTCAGGCACAGAAGCAACGTTATAGAATCACCCTAGATCTTGAGGTGATGGAAGACTTCGACCCGCATCAAATTGATTGGGAGCAGTTGTTTGAACTCGAAGGATCTGAGCGGTTGATTGACAGTTATGTGGAGGACCTGAGTAAACCTGTCCGTTGGTGATTTGTGGCAGTAAACTGACAGTAACTCTCAGGAATGTTGTGGGGGGTTGACATCAGTGACCCTCCGTGATATGATGAGGGAAACTATCAGTAAAACACAGTTATTATGCGGCGTTCGTTTATATCGTCGGCGGGCGTGATATAAAATCAATGGGTCCCTGTAACCTACAGAGGTGACAATTCGACCTCGATATATAATGCGAAAGTCAAATTCATAATTGGAAAAAAAATTCCGCGCAAAAAATTTTTATGGAAAAGGTTTATCACATCTACGCAAAAGAAGAGTGTTTATATAATAATCTAAGTAAGGAAGAATTTAATAATACATGGGAAACCCTCAAGGGAATGGTTGGTCTAATGAAGACTGATTATACTCTTGAGGATTTGTCATATGAGGAGTGCATTCGCGCCCATGGATATTGTTCGGGTACTACGGCAGAACCACTAGGCGAAGATTCATATTGACAGTCTACATATAACCTGATAGAATTGAACTGAAGTTTCTAAGACTTATGGCAAAAGGATTTACTGTAAAGGCAAAGACGCCTACTCCTAGTAAGAAGGAGGAGTGGGACATTGCATCAATTAAGGAGAGGATGAAAGGTAAGACTATTGTGTTTTGCCTTCCAGGACGTGGATGTTCTTTTACCTTTCTGAAGAACTTTGTACAACTGTGCTTTGATATGGTACAGAACGGTATGAGTATTCAGATTAGTCAAGACTATAGTTCTATGGTGAACTTCGCACGTTGTAAGTGTCTTGGAGCAAATGTACTTCGTGGACCCAAGCAAGTTCCCTGGGATGGTAAGTTAGCATATGATTACCAACTGTGGATTGACAGTGATATTGTCTTTTCTACAGAGAAGTTCTGGCAATTGTGTGACATGGCAATTGATGCAGAAGGTAATGAGAAGGAGATTGTTAGTGGATGGTATGCCACTGAAGATGGACAGACTACCTCTGTTGCACACTGGTTAGAAGAAGATGACTTCCGTAGTAATGGTGGAGTAATGAACCACGAAACAGTGGAATCTATCAGTAAGCGGCGTAAGCCATTCACTGTAGACTACACAGGTTTTGGATGGGTGCTCATTAAGAAGGGTGTGTTTGAGAATCTTGAGTATCCTTGGTTTGCTCCTAAGATGCAAGTTTTTGAGAGTGGCGATGTTCAGGACATGTGTGGAGAGGATGTATCGTTCTGTCTCGATGCAAAAGAAGAAGGATTTGAGATCTGGTGCGATCCTCGTATCAGGGTCGGTCACGAAAAAACTCGCGTAATTTGAGGTTAAACTATTATGTCAATGATGAAAGGCGGCGGTTACATTAAGGGCAAACCCAAAAAAACTCGCCAAGGAAACTCGCAGTATACATTGAGATCCGCGACTTCTCGTAATAAAGCAAAGAAGAAGTACCGGGGACAAGGAAGAAGTTAAATGTATGACCTAACTCTCTACACCTATCTCGCTCCCAGTAAAGTCTGTGGCGGGGTGGGTGTTTTTTCTTTATGTGATATTCCAAAAGGTACGATGATTTGGAAAGGAAGACAAGATGCACAAAAGATTACATGGGATAAGATACCAACATATATGCAACAACATATTGCATCAATAACATGGTGTGATAAAGATGGATTTTGGATTGATTGTGACCTTGATAGAATCTATCAAGCCTATTATGTTAATCACTCTGATGATCCTAATGTAGGTATAGATGATGATGAATTCTACATTGCAATCAGAGATATTAAAAAAGATGAAGAGTTGTTGTATAGATACTCTAAGATGGAAAAAAATTGGACATGAGCGCATTAATTTGTAACCTCCCCTCGGTAGAGGTATGGGTACGTAAAGAGTATCTAACTGATCATCAATCTGGCCATGGCGAATTTGTAAAGGGCGTTTGGGTATCGTGTAAATCGATCCCTGGACGTGCTTTTTATTTTGAGACCTATTTGCCAGAGTATGCGGCAATGTATGATAAATTGCCCATCAGCGCCTTTGTAAGCGCCCCTGAGACGCCTAGTCCTGATATGGACCTACCTAACCTCCAATTCTGGAATTGCATGGATTACGGGGTCATGTCGATTCATAAGCAATTTATTGGTTCAATGGATTTTGAGTGCTATACAAGAGATCATGGTATCGTTAAAGGTGAGTATATTTGTACGATAGATAATTATCATCAGGATTGTGATGTAATTGACTATGCCACAAGTGAAAATCCAGCTGAACATAAGTCTCATAACTTGATTGAACTTGAAAATGGTCAGTATGCACTGTATCCTAATAATAGAATGCGTATCTTTGACAACAGTTTGACTCCTGTTGACCCCAAAATGCCTGATTTTAAGGTATCGACTCAATATTACAGTGTTGAAAATGGTTTTGAGCGACTCGGAATGGGTCGTGAAGACGAATATTTCTGGAAAACAGCGAAAGAACGTAAACTTGAAGAAGAAAATGCAGAAGATATGTACAAATCACAAGAAAATCGCCCAATTGACCCTTAAAAAAGAGAAAAATGACTCCAAATCACGATTTTTTAGACAATTTAGCTAATGATCAGCATCAAAAAATGCTTCGTGAGATCGCAAATGATGATTTGACGCCAAAAAAACGCGATAAAAAGAAAGAAACTGAGATTTTTGAGAATCAGACCAATCCTGAACCTCTTTACGAGTGAAAAATACTTAAAATCCTTGATAAATAATACATAATTGCCGTATTGTTGTGCCTTTAGAAAGGGTAAGTCAAGGATTTAAGGATATTAGTATGACTTTTCAGAGTAATCCTCTGACAAAGGACTTGATTGCCTTAAAAAATGAAAATGCAATCGCTAGATCAGTAAAAAATATCGTATTTACGAATCCTGGAGAAAAATTTTTCAATCCAAGATTCGGATCTCGTATTACAAACTCACTTTTTGAGAATGCTGATGATTTAACAGCGATTGAAATCCAAACTCAGATAGAAGAATCTATTAACAGGAATGAACCTAGAGTTAGACTTACTTCTGTTGAGGCATTTGCTAATATAGATGGCAATGCATTCGATGTTGTTATTACATATGACATTATAGGTGCTGATCTTCCACCACAACAATTAGAATTCGTATTGCAACCAACCAGGTAAAATGCCACTAGTAAATTTTACAAATCTAGACTTTGAGGACGTTAAAACAACACTCAAAGAATATTTAAAGTCAAATTCCAATTTTACGGACTATGACTTTGAAGGTTCTAACTTATCTACTATTCTAGATGTATTAGCATATAATACGTATATTACTTCGTATAATGCTAACATGGTAGCGAACGAAGTTTTTATTGATACGGCGACTTTAAGAGAGAATGTAATAGCACTTGCAAGAAATATTGGATATACTCCTAGATCAAGGAAAGCATCAGTATCTGCAGTATCATTTTTTGTTGATACAACTAACATAACACCTAAACCAGCGTCCCTAACGCTCCGTAAGGGGACCGTAGCAGCGTCTACAGGAGCGTTTGGTGGCAGTTCTAGTGCATTCTGCATCTTAGATGATATAACGGTTCCTGTGGTCAATGGCATCGCATCTTTTGATAGTATCACAGTATATGAAGGTGCTGTTCTAGAAAAGAATTTTACATATAGTGCTAGAAATCCCCAACAGAAGTTTATTTTACCAAATGTGGGGATTGACACCGACTTGATCAGAGTATCAGTCAAAAACAATTCTGCATCTACTGCATCAGTGAAGTATGCAATGCAGGATAGTTTGTTTAATATCAATTCAGACTCGAAAGTATTCTTCTTACAAGAAGTAACAGATGAAAGATATGAGATATTCTTTGGTGATGGTATTTTTGGTAAAAAATTAGATGACCAGAACTATATCACTGTCAGTTACCTTACATGCAACGGAGACTCTGGTAACGGATACTCTCAATTTGCTTTTAACGGAAGAATTACATATACGAGAGATGGATCCGAACATACTGTCACGGAAGGAATATCATTCTTAACACCAGAGTACACTTCTAGAGGTGGTTCTGCAATTGAAGCAGTAGAGGCAGTCAGAAAGTATGCACCAAAAGTTTATTCTACTCAGAATCGTGCAGTAACCGCAGATGATTATGAAACTTTGGTTCCATCAAAGATATATCCCGATACTGAGTCTATTTCAGTATTTGGTGGAGAAGATTTAATTCCTCCTCAGTACGGTAAAGTCTTTATTAGTATTAAACCAAAATTTGGCGACTTCTTACCTAACTTAATTAAGGATAATATTAAATTAAAACTCAAAAAATATGCAGTTGCAGGTATTGTACCTGAAATCTTAGATCTTAAGTATCTGTATATTGAGATTAGTTCTAGAATTTATTATAACACAAATTTAGCGCCATCTGCTGCTGATGTATCATCAATGATATCAAATAATGCAGGAAAATACGCTAATTCTACTGAATTAAATAAGTATGGGGCTAGATTTAAGTATAGTAAATTCTTAAAGATAGTTGATGATAGTCATGAGTCTGTCACATCTAACATTACTATTGTTAAGATGAGAAGAGACTTAAGAGTTGTACCAAATACGATTGCCGAATACCAAATTGGATTTGGAAATCAATTTTATGTTAGAAACTCTGCTGGATATAATATAAAGTCTTCTGCATTTAGAGTCTCTGGAATAAATGAAAATGTTTACTTAGGAGACATTCCCAATTCCAATGGAACTACGGGTTCATTATTCTTCTTTACTGTTCCTAATGTTGGATCACAAACTCCAACAGTCATAAGATCTAATGTAGGCAGTATTGACTATGTAAATGGAATTGTGACTATCAATGCAGTCAATATCATTGCTGGTATGGAAAAAGATGGTCAACAGATCATAGAAGTACAGGCAACCCCATTATCAAATGATGTTGTCGGATTACAGGACCTTTATTTGCAACTAGATACTAGTAATAGTACGTTTGAAATGGTATCAGACGAAATCGCATCCGGACTTGATCCATCAGCATCAAGTTATATCGTATCTTCTTCCTATGCAGAAGGTAATTTGGTTCGTGTCGGTGGACCCGAAAATGTAGAAGTCGCTCAGACTACTGCAAACCTCGGAACAACCAATACTTCATTCACAGGAACGACTACAGGATCAACTACAGCATCTTCTGGTGGATCCTCAACACCTTCGGGATCAGGTTCAGGCAGCGGTTATTAATTTAGAGATATACAAAAATGGCAGAAACAAGAATTAAGTTTAGCAGCATCGTAAAGAACCAACTCCCAACTTATGTGGAGAATGAGTTCCCTCTTATCTCTGAATTCTTAAAACAGTATTATATTGGGCAGGAATATAAAAGCGGTCCTGTTGATCTGATTCAGAATATCGATCAATACGTAAAACTTGACGAACAAACTTCAATAAATCATGAAATTGTTCTAAATGGTGATATTGATGAGTTTGCTACGACAATTAATGTTGATATTGGAGCATCTCCAAGAGGAACAGAGTTATTTCCTAGTTCTTATGGACTTTTAAAGATCGGTGATGAGGTAATTTCATATACTGGTAAGACAAATACCTCATTTACTGGATGTATTAGAGGTTTTAGTGGAATAACTTCATATAAATCGGACGAAAATCCAGGGGAACTTGTCTTTAGTTCTACTTCTGCTGCTGATCATAAGTCCGGAGCATCCATTGAGAACTTAACTTGCCTATTTTTAAAAGAATTTTTAAATAAAACAAAAATACAACTGCTTCCAGGGTTATCTGAGAGAACTTTATCTTCAGATCTAAATCAGAATATCTTCATAAAGCAGTCAAAAGACTTTTACACCAGTAAAGGAACCGATGAGTCTTACAAAATCTTATTTAAGGCTCTTTATAGTGTAGATGTTGAAGTAATAAAACCAAGAGATAATCTTTTTACTCCATCGAATGCTAAAAACTTAGTAACTTCTAACTTTTTAGTAGAACCTATTAATGGTGATCCATCCAATGTAGAAAGTAGAACTATATTTCAAGGCGATAATGATGAAACTTACACCTCAATCTATGATGTAGAGAAAGTATCTGCTGGAGTTGGGAGAACCTTCTACAGACTTGCATATGATGATGGATATAATAGAGATGCTAGAGCTTTAGGTTCTACTGTTGGAACATTTAAGATTGCACCCAAAACTCACGTAATTGGAAATGTATCCGCAGGATCTACATTTATTGACGTTGATTCTACGGTAGGGTTTCCAAATTCTGGAGAAATCTATGTAAGATATCCAAATGGAGTATCTGCTACCGTTGGTATTGTATCATATACATCTAAAACATTAAATCAATTTTTAGGATGTACTAATATCAAAGAAGATATGGTGGATGGTGATTTTGTCACCACTCAAAACTTCGCAACTGTAAAACCAGATCAGGTTCCATCTGGAGATGAAATTAATGTTCGTATTACTCCAGTATTGTCTGGATTCTCGAAGCAGGATAGTATATTTGATTATAAAACAGGAGATGCCTTTAAGATAAAAACTCTTGGAATTGAAGATGACACCTTTAAATTTAGAAATTGGTTGTACAACAACTCAGTTAAGTATTCAATTAGTGAGATTGAGTTAATTGATAATGTTTCTCCACGAGTTTATAGATTAACCTTAACCAAGGATAATTACTTGTTACTCGGAGATATTGTAACTATTACTTCTGCATCTGGACAAGAATCATTCTCTGCAGATGTTTCTGATATCATTTCTTCCAAGGTTGTAACAATTAAAACTGCAGGAACCCTCACAATTGGGGCAGACTATACCTTAATGAAGAATTTGAGAAAGGCAAAGTCTTCTCCATTCCCTCAAATCAATAAGTTTCACGCCAACATTCAAAATGTTTATAAAAAACAATATGGAGATTCACTTTTAGTCGCAGCAAACTCTTTACCATCTTATCAAGATCGTCCTCTTGTAGCAACAAAGTCTTCTAAGGTATTCAGTGGTACATTTCTTGGAGAAACTTTAAATATCACCAATCATGGTTTTTATAGTGGAGATGCTGTCTATTATACTCCACAAAAAGTAGTAAACACTATTGCTGCGGGTGATGGAGAAACTGTAGAAGAAACTACTATCACATCCTCACTGTTTGGAGGAGAAACTGGCGGTGAAGGAGTATATTATGTACAAAGAATCGATCATGATAATATTAAATTAGGAAAATCTCCTGCAAATTTGTATTCTTCTCAATTTGTTAGTATTGAGACTGCTACAACTGTCACTGATAATATTTTAGATCAGTATGATTTAAGATTAAAGAGTTTAGAACCCCAAAAACTCTATAGAGAGATTTCTACACCAATTAATACTAATGTAGAAGTAGAAACAAAACCCGGTGCTACTGGTATATTAGTTAATGGCGTTGAGATTTTAAATTATAAGTCAAAAGACATTATCCATGCAGGCAAAGTAGAAAGTGTTCAAGTAACTGCTCCAGGTAATGGTTTTGATGTTATTAATCCGCCAAAACTTAGTATAAGCGATCCTGTTGGAACTGGTGCTACTGGTTTCCTTGCAATTAATGGAAGTTTGAGAGAACTTCAAATTCTTGAGAGAGGATTTGATTTTACCGAAGTTCCTACTGTATCGATAAATGGTGGAAATGGGCAAAATGCCAAAGCGTTAGTAAATACAAAGTTAATTTCACACTCCGCAGAATTTTTCTCTGATCCTCAGTCCGATAGAGTTAAGTTGGGCGCAAATTTATCAACAATTGGGTTCTCAACATACCATAAGTTTAGAAATGGAGAAGAATTGGTCTACAAGACTGATTCTCAGCAAGGAGTTGGTGGACTTTCTACAAATGCAACTTATTTTGCAGAAGTTATTGATGCAACAACCATTAAACTGCATGATACCATTGGAAATGCAGTTGCTGGTATCAATACAGTAACATTATCCTTCTATGGCATTGGAAAGCACAGACTTGAGTGTTCCAACAAGAAATTAGTTGTAGATTCTGTCAATGTTGTTGATAGTGGATCTGGATATGAAAATAAAAAGAGATCTGTTATTTCTTCTGGAATCAACACCTCATCAAATAGCATTTTAATCGTCGATCATGACTATAAGTCTGGAGAAATCGTAAAATATTCTGCAGGTTCATCTGCATCTGGTGGATTAACTGACGCAACTGAATATTATGTAACTGTTGTTGATAATGATGAGTTTAAGTTATCAGAATGCGGTCCAACAGATGATAAGGCATTCTTCTATAGAACAAAACAGTATGTTGATATAACCAGCACTGGTACTGGAACACATCACTTTAATTACCCTCCAATTACGGTTTCTGTTAAAGGATCTGTCGGCATTGCAACTGTAACTGGAATAGAAAAGAGTGCATATGAAGCTACTGTTCAACCTATATTCAGAGGTGAAGTAACTTCTGTACACTTATCAGACAATGGTTCTGACTATGGAACTAATGAAGTTCTTAACTTTAATAAAACTCCAGATGTTTCTATTATTTCTGGACAAAATGGACAAGTCACTCCAATAGTTTCTGCAGATGGAAGAATACTTGAGGTAATTATTGAAAATATTGGATCAAGATACACATCAATTCCAAACTTAAATATTATTTCTTCCTCTGGAATTGGTTGTGTTTTAACACCAATTATCGAAAATGAAAGACTCAAAGAAATTAGAGTAATCGAATCAGGATCTGGTTATGTTTCTGGAGATGTATCCATCGAAGTAGTTGCAACTGAAAGGGAAGCAGAGTTTCTTCCCAAACTACAAACCTGGAGGGTTAATTTATTTGAAAAGGCATATGATAACAACATTATTAGAGACGATGATGTAATTATACAAAAATCACTTAATGATAATTTTGGATTGCAGTGTTATGCTCTCTATGCTCCTAGAGCACTGAGACAAATGGTTTATTCTGTAGATAGCACTGGAAATACTCTTTATGGAAAATCTGATCTAAAACTAGTCAGTTCTCAAGAAGCCATATTTACTGACCATTCTCCTATTATTGGATGGGCATATGATGGAAATCCCATTTATGGACCATACGGATATTCTAAGATAGATGGTGGAGTAGTTACTCTTATGAAGAGTAGTTACAAACTAAATTCTTCCCGTGTGGGTGGTCCACCTACATCAATATTCCCACTGGGATTTTTTGTAGAGGATTACACTTACTGTGAGTCATCAGAAGATGATTATCTTGATGAAAACAATGGAAGATTTTGCATAACACCAGATTATCCAAATGGAACTTATGCTTACTTTACTACAATCAATAGTAATACTGTAGAATCTTCCGGTGCGTTTAGAAATTATAGATTACCAACCTTCCCATACGTTTTGGGAGACAAATATTATTCTACTCCAAATGAATTTAACTTCAAGACATCATCTAATCAAGATGATTATGATGTGGCAGATAATAAGTGGTGCAGAAATACATTACCATATAATCTCAGAGAGACTGGAGTAGATAATCCATATATTTACTCTCCAGACGATTTATCTCAGACCGGAGAAATTGTATCTACTAATAGAGGAATAATTGAGAAAATTGATGTAACCTCATCTGGAGATAATTACAAAGTTGGCGATACTTTAAATTTCTCAGATACAGATCCAACTGGATTTGGAGCTGCTGGCAAAGTTTCTAGATTAAAAGGTAGAGAGATTACTAATCTTACCACTTCTACTATAGAACTACAGAATGTGGAAATCATTCCATCAACCAGAAAAGGATCTTATGTTGTAGAATCTACTAATCCTAGTAATATTGTAGGACTTGATATTATTACTGTTAGTGGGGTTTCTACAACATCCTCTAAGATTGAGGGTGACTATGTTGTTGGAGTCTCAAGTGAGAAGTTTGCATTAGTAGGATTAGGAACAACTGGAGTTGCTGTTGGAAATACAAGTGTAACTGGTTTGGTCACTTTCTTTAATGTTGACGCAAATTTAGTTAATTCTAGTATTGTACCGAATGATGTTCTTGGTATTGGAACTGAAAAAGTAAAAGTTCTGAATATAGATGTAAAGAATTCTAGATTTAGAGTTCTGAGATCCGTAAATGGAACTGTCGGATCTAGTCATACTGTGGGGTCTATTATAACTGAAGATCCAAGAAGATTTACAATCAATGCTGGATTTAAGACAACCTACAATTTTAGAAAAAATAAAGAACTATATTTTGAACCATCTGAAACAGTTGGTCTCGGAACAGTTCCTGTGGGCATTGGATCAATACTTCAGTTTAGTTCTTTTGGACTTAATACTATTGGACTTGGAACAACTTTTGGTTCCAGCACTCTTGCAGTACCCATTAAGTCACTGTATCTCAAAAACCACAATCTGAAGACAGGAGATATTGTAACATATTCCTCAAATGGTGGAGAAGGTCTCGTCTATAATGAATTTGGTAACATTGGTCTTGCTAAGACTTTATCTGATGGGCAACAACTTTTTGTCGCAAGAATCTCAAATGATTTAATCGGTATTGCAACTCAAAGAGTTGGACTCGGATCTACCGGAGGATTTGATGGAGTTGGTAACTCTTCCAAGACATTATTCTTCACTGAAGTCGGTGTCGGTAATAGTCATAGTTTAAAAACCAATTATACTAATATTACCGGTGATATTACAAAGAGAACGGTAACTGCAACTACCAGTGTTAATCATGGTATTAAGGCAGGGCATTTTGTTGACCTTGACGTAAATCCATCTTTTGCCACAACTTATAAAGTTAAGTATAATGATACTCACAGAAGAGTATTAGTTGGAATTGAGACCTTTAGTGCCGTTGGAGTCAACAGCACAACAAATACAATTAGTATTGTTGGTCATGGATATGAAAGTGGAGATAAAGTTATTCATAGTTCTACTTCTCCATGTGGAGGATTGGATAATGATAAAATTTACTACATTGTAAGAGTTGATGATGATAATATCAAGTTATCAAATACTTACTATGATTCCACTAACATTAAACCAGGTGTTGTTGGAATTACCAGCACATCATTTGGAGAATTTGGATTAATAAATCCACACATCGATGCATATAGAAGTTCTACACTAAACTTTGATTTGTCAGACGCAACTTTAGCACATACGTCTCAGTCTACTCAATACTCTGCGTTTAAACTTAATTTTTACTTAGATTCTTCTTGCACTAAACTTTGGGAAACTGATCAATCATCTTCCAAGTTCTCAGTATCAAGATCTGGGCAACCAGGAATATCTACAGATGCTAAGACAGTAGTTTCTATTGGAAACACCACTCCAGATACACTTTACTATAAGTTTGATCCAATTTCCGATGTAGTATTACCAAAAGAGAAAACTGAAATATTATCAGATACCGAAGTTTTGCAAAATAACACTATCATCTGTAGAAGTAGTGTTTACAATGGTAATAGAAGAGTTTCTATTGCTGGAACCAACTTCTTTACATTTGAGCTAGCAGAAGTTCCAGAAGCAAATTCATACGTATCAACTTCTTCTAGCATTACTTACACAACAGATTGCACTCACACAACTGGTCCAATCTCTACCGTAGATGTAACTAGTGCAGGTAAAAACTATACCACTTTGCCTTCGATTCTTTCTATCAATAGTGTTCAAGGAGTTAATGCTGATTTAGTTGCTTCTAGTAAAAATATTGGCACAATTGAAAAAGTAAAACTCAATGATATTGGATATGATTTCCCATCTGATGCAACTCTAAAACCAAGTGCATCTTTACCACAAATTATTAATGTTGACACTTTTGCAAAAATTGACAATATTGAGATTACTTCTGGCGGAAGAGGTTATACATCTGCACCTGATTTGATTTTCTTTGACGGTAAAACCGGCAATCAAATCACAGATCTCGCAACTAAGTATTCTCTGGGTGATTCTAATGTCACTATTCTAAGTAATACTAGAGGAATTAACAACTCTATCCCAACTGTTTTACCAATAAGAAACTCAAATGGTGTTGGAATTTCAACAGTTGGATTTAGTACAATAACGAATGATGTCACTGTAGAACTTTCCGTTGGATTTAGCGCCGCTGAAACTTTCCCATTTGTGGTTGGTGATAAAGTAATGATTGAGAATGTCAGTATTGCTGGTACTGATAAAGGATACAATTCCAAAGATTATGCATATAAACTATTCACTCTTACTGAAGTAACTCCAAATATTGGCGGACGTGGTAGCGTCAAATATAATCTGGCAGACGACCTTAAATCTGGTGAAGTTCCAGGAACCATTGATTTGATCAATTCTGCAGGAATGATTATTCCTGAGAAGTACTTCCCAACATTTGATATTGTAACAGAAACTAGTGATTATCTCCCTGGAGAGACTGTTGTAACGAACGGGAAAGAGGGTGTTGTCCAAAGTTGGGATAGAGAGACCAAGACAGTTAGAGTTCTATCAAGTGATGCATTTGTAGGTGGAGAAGTTATAAAGGGACTCACTTCAGAAGTTGCTGGAGCAGCATCTAAAGTAACTTCATATGAGTCCTATTTTGAGACAAATGTTTCTTCTCAGATATTCAGTGGAAATCAAACTGGTTCTGGATTTATCAATGATAATTTGCAGAGACTTCAAGACAATTTCTACTATCAGAACTTCTCATACTCTCTGAAGAGCACCATTCCTTTTGATACCTGGAAAGACGCTGTTTCCTCTACAAATCATACTTTAGGATTCAAGAAGTTTGGAGATTTGCAAGTAGAATCTGCAAGTCCAAGTATGGTTGTAGGTTTGAGTACAGACTTAACTGATGTTACTGTTGTAAGTAGTCTGGATGGATTCGTAGACACCAATTGTGTATTTGACTTTGATATTGCTACAGAAAATAATCTAAACTTTAGTGATGGAAATAATATTCTTTCTAATGAAATTATTTTAAATAATAAAATTCTGACTGATTTTACAGAGTCATCTGGAAACAGAGTGTTGTCAGTTGATGATCTCGGTCCCCAATTTAATAGTAATCCAAGAGCAACTGCATTTACTACTCTCAACACATTTAAGTTGAGTGACTTTAGATTTAGAAAGTATTTTACTTATCTGAGAGATAAGAGATTTACTCAAGAAAGACAAGCAATGATTGTCGATCTTATTCATGATGGATCATTTGGTTATATTAATCAGTATGCTAGAGTCGAAACGGTATATGATCAAGGATCATTTGATTTTGCTATCAGTGGAACAGAGGGAGAGTTGAGATTCTTCCCAACTAAATCTTCTGTTAATGACTATGATATTACCACACTTTCATACAACCTAAATGATAACTTCCTCAGCACTGGTTCTACTGCGATCGGTGGAGTTCTGATAGATTCAGACAGTACAATTGTTACTTCCGGATCTCCCGCAACTATTGTTAGTATTGGTAATACATATCACTCCCTTAAGGTTCTTGTTGAGATTGCTCCTGATGTCACTAATCCATCTTATGGAAATACTGCAACCTTTAACTCAAGTGAGTTTGAAGCACAGGAACTCAATATAGTACACGATGGTTCAGACGTTTCTATTCTCGAATATGGTAAGTTGACCACAAATTCTGGAGCATTCTCTGCTGTTGGATTTGGAACTTATACTGCATATCTAGACGGATCAAATATAAAAGTGGACTTCAATCCATCGTCTGGAATCGGAACAAATGCGGTTGTCAATACAGTTATTGTTGGATTATCATCCATAACTTCTGGCATCTCCACATTGGATATGAAACATGCCAGACTGCAATCTACAATGACTGACATTGCATCATCCGGATCACCAACCGAGAATGTTGTTGCAGAATATCCAAGTCATATTTCTACTCAAGAAGATAGATATGATGCTGGATATTTCATGATTCAGGTTCATGATACCACAAATGATCGCTACGAATTCTTAGAATATTTCATTGTAGATGATCATATCGAAGGAGAATCGACTGGAGAGACCTTTGATACTGAGTTTGCAAATATTCAGACTCACTCTGGTCTTGGAACTTTTGGTTGTAAAGTCATCGCAAATGCAGTGGGTCTTGCAGCAACAACTCAAGTTCTGTTTACTCCAATTTCGGGAATTGATGCAACAGTTCATGTTTACACTAATGCTCTCAGAATCGAAGATGATAATAAGGATGTTATTGATCTCACTAACGGAACTCTAGAAACGGGTTATGGTGAATACACTGGAACCGATAGGGACATCAAGAGATCCTTTAATCTTACTCATAAGAATGACAATATCTTTGAGAGAACGATTGCTGGAAACGATACTACTATTGTAAATCTTGATGCAAATAGCATTACTATTCCAAATCACTTCTATGTAACCGGTGAGCAGATTTCATATACATGTGCTGGAATTGGAACGACACAGGCAATTGGTATTGCAGAGACAACCTTTACATCAACTGGTCTTACAACATCATTACTTCCAGAGACTGGAATATTTGCAATTAAGATCAATGATAATACGATTAAACTTGCAAGAAGTGCAGAAGATGCTCTGAAATCAATTCCTAAGGTTCTTGATCTAACTACGGTTGGTGTTGGAGCTGCTCATACATTTACTGCTACAAATCAGAATCCAAAGGTATTGATTGCCATTGATAATCTCATTCAGTCTCCTATCGTCTCTACAGCACTTACAACAACACTTGCAGATGAAGTTGTCACTACCGATAACGCTGTTAAGTTTACTGGAATAACTTCATTCTTTGGTGGAGACCTGTTTAAGGTTGGTGATGAGATTATGAAGATTGAAGGTGTTGGTATTGGAAGCACAAATAGACTTGTGGTTCGTAGAGGATGGATGGGAACAAACATTCAATCTGGTCTTGCAACTGGAGATTTAGTAACAAAAGTTGTTGGAAACTACAACATTGTCAGAAATACTCTGAACTTTGTCGAAGCACCATACGGAAATACTCCAATTGGAACTATTACTAATCCTCCCGATCAGAGAGACTATCTTGGAATATCGACTAGTTCCACTTTCCAAGGTAGATCCTTCCTGAGGACTGCTGCACCAAATACGACGAATGAGACGTACTATAGAAACTACGTATTTGATGATCTTTCCGATCAATTTAATGGTATCGATAATGAATTCACATTAAAGTCTAGTGGATCTGATATTAGTGGCATTTATAATGAAGGTGCTGTCGTATTAGTGAATGATATATTACAAACACCTGGTGAACTCAATAACTATACCCTTGACGAAACTTCTGGTATAACAACAATCACTTTTGTTGGAACTGCTAGAGACATCTCTAATGATGTTGGTCTAAGCACCTTCCCAAGAGGTGGAATGATTGTTTCTGTTGGATCTCAAGAAGGTCTTGGATATCAACCTTTAGTTGCTGCTGGTGGTACAGCAGTTGTGTCTGCTGCTGGTACTATTACTTCAGTCTCAATCGGTAATAGCGGTTCTGGTTATAGATCTGGAATACAAACAAATGTATCCGTAGGAGTACAATTACCAGATCTCTCTGGAACTACTATTGTTCCTATTGGAATTGCTTCTGTTGCTGATGGACACGTAACCTCTGTAGCAATTACAACTGATAGAGTTTTCTATGCACCGCGTGCTGTTTCAAACGTACTTTACAATAATCTGACCGGTCTTACTACGGTTACTACCTCAACTAATCATGGATTGGTTCTGGATGATGAAATTCTAGTTGCTGGAATTGCATTCACTTGCGATTACACTGGATCTGGTCCAGTTAATGTAACGAATGCAATCTATGATAATGTAACCGGTATTATGACCGTTACAACTTCGTCCGCACATAACTTGTCCACAACAGGTCAGAAGAGTGATGTAATCCTAACTGGATTAGCATTTACATGTGGATTGGATGGTGGGTCATCTACTCACGTTTATCCAAGAACAACTGATCCTGCTTACTGTGGAGCAAAAGTAACTGCAGTCAACAGTTCTACTGAATTTGTAATTAACGCTGGAGTTTCTACTGTACCAACCTTCTATCAGAGTGGTGGAGTTGCACAACCTGCTCTTATTGCACCTAGAGCAAGTAATCATTCTGCAAGCGGATCTGATCCAGCAGCAGTTAAGACGGGTGTGCTTAGAGTCATTGATAACACTACGTTTGAGATCAATACTGGTATTTCTACAAGAGAGCACTTCTATGCAAGATGTGGATCTGTTAAGAAACCCATTGACATTGTATTTGATAATCCTGTTTCATATTCTGGGATTGGACTTACATATGCCTCTGGTTCTGCAGGAATTGGAAGTGCAGCCACTGTTGATATTGTAGTTGGACAAGGATCTAGTGTTATTGATTTTGAGATTAGAAATACTGGATATGGATATGGAAATGGAGAGACACTTACAGTTGCTATTGGTGGAACGACAGGAATTCCTACCACATCTTCGTTCTCCTCAGCAAACCAGTTTGAGATTGAGATTGAGGATGTAATTAGTGATGAGTTTACTGGATGGTCTTTAGGTGTTATAGAAACACTTGATGATGTTACTGACTATATTGATGGAACAAGAATCGACTTCCCATTATTGAGATCTGGTGTTCCTGTATCCATCAATAAGTCCAAGGGATCTAAGATCGAACTCGATCAGTTACTTATTATTCTTGTTAATGGGATACTCCAAGTTCCTGGAGTCTCCTATGAGTTTAACGGTGGTTCTCAAATAACATTCACAGAGGCATTAAAGGTTGGAGACACTCTTACAATCAACTTCTATAAAGGAAGTGGAGATGAATTAGATGTTATTGAGAGGGAAGTAATTGAGACTATCAAATATGGAGATGAAGTAACTCTCAATTATAATCCAGATCTTGGTCAGAAACCATATCAGCAGGAGAATACTAGAACTATTAGCACCGTCACTAATGTTGACAGAGCTAATACTCTTCCATACTTCGGACCTGGTAATACCAGAGACACTACTTTTGAGAGACCAATTACCTGGTGCAGACAGACTGAGGATAAGATTATTAACGGACAAGAAGTTGGTAAAGATAGAGAAATCTACGAACCAGTTATTAACCCAGTGGCAAACATAATCGCTCCACTTGGAGTTGGATCTACTATCGTTTATGTGGATAGAATTAGACCTCTGTTTGACCTTAATAATGAAAACGCAGACTCTAACTTCAGAGAAACTCTCAGAAAAGAAGTTACTTTGGCGAATCCAGAAGTAACTGTAGGTGCCTCTGCAACTGCCGTAGTATCAACTGCTGGAACAATAACATCAATTTCTATTACTAGTGGTGGAGTTGGATATTCTACAACTCCAAATGTCAGTATTGGTACTGGAACAACCACTGCAACTGCAACTGCAACAATCAGTGGAGGAGTTGTCACTGGAGTTACAATTACTAATGAAGGATCTGGTTACACCCAGTCTAATCCACCATTAGTTCTTATTGGTCCTCCTGCTAAGCAAACCGAAACTAATGAAGTACCACCAACTGGTTACTCTGGAGATTCTGGTATTGTTGTTGGGTTTGGAACTACTGTTGTTGGTGGAGCAAATCAAGTAATCTTTGACCTACACATTCCATATGATTCTTCTATGAGAGATACTACTCTTGTTGGGACAGCAGTAACTTTAAGTGGAATGTCTACTGGAGATTACTTTATCGTTAGAAATTCTAACGTTGGATCAGCAACTACATCTCTTGGAACTGATAACTCGACAGTTGTCGGTGTTGGTAATTCTTTTGCCGATAGCGTATATGTAGTCAAATCTACCGAACTACATACAAGAAGTGTTGTAGGTGTAAACACAACTATCTTGAGAGTATTCTCAAATGTTACAAGTCTCCCTTCAGGAATATCTGGAATAACAACCGCACCATTCTTTGGTGAATATTCCTGGGGTAAGATTACCCTACAAGCAAGAACCAAAGACATTTCATATCCAGCACATACATTGTCTGGAATTGGAACAAATGGATTGACTGGTATATCTACCTCGTCTAAGGTTTATAGAACCAAATATGTAAGGTTCAAAAAATTCACATGATTTTTTGTAATAAATAAGTAAAAAAGTCCGTCAAAAATGGCTGCTATTATAACTGATCAGGTAAGAATATTAAACGCGAAAAATTTTGTCGCAGGAATTGCCAATGCAGACAATTCCTATTATTCTTTTGTTGGACTTCCAAATCCGACAGATTATTCTTCGACATGGAATGATAACCCACCTTCTCCCAAAGATAACTTTGATGAGGAGAATGATTATTGGGACACAATGATTGCAATGAAGAGGATTAATGCCTCTGATGTAAGACAGGTTATTCCTAAAAGAAACTGGTCTTCTGGTACTACCTATGATATGTACCGTCATGATTACAGCAGATCTAATACATCTGCTGTTTCTGGATCTACAAATTTATATACATCAAACTTTTACATTTTAAACAGTGACTATAGAGTTTACATCTGTCTCCAAAACGGAACCAATCCAGAGAATACTCTCGGTAGACCATCTCTGGATGAACCAACTTTCACCGATCTAGAACCAAGGGCAGCAGGAACTAGTGGTGATGGATATATTTGGAAGTATCTTTACACGATTAAACCTGCAGATATTACTAAGTTTGATTCCACAGACTTTATACCAGTTCCAGCAGACTGGAGCACCAGTAATGATACTGCGTTGGTTAGAGAAAATGCTGTAGATGGATCAATCAAAATCGTTAATATACTTAACCGTGGAGTTGATTTAGGAACTGCAAATGTTACCTATACCAGAGTTCCTATTAGTGGTGATGGAAGTGGTGCTGAATGCACGGTCACTATTGATGGTGATTCAAAGATTGATACAGTTACCGTATCATCACAAGGATCTGGATATACCTTTGGCACTTTAGATTTTGAGGCAGGTGGAATTCCAACAGGAACTACTAGACCATCTTTCGATGTAATTATCACACCACAAGGTGGTCATGGTGCAGACATCTACAGAGAGTTAGGTGCATATAGTGTATTGATGTACTCAAGAATTGAGAGTGATAATGAAAATCCAGATTTCATCACCGGTAACCAATTTGCAAGAATCGGTATTGTAGAAAATCCACTTTCACCAGCAGGCGGATCCGTTCTCACTGTAGATAAAGCAAGTGCAGTAACTGCTCTAAAATTAACTGGAGTGGGATATAGTGAAGCAACATTCACTGCCGATGCTTTTGTTACTCAAACAGTTGGAACTGGCATCACTGCTGTAGGTAGAGTTGTTAATTACGACCAAAATACAGGAGTTCTTAAACTCTGGCAAGATAGAAGTGTAGCAGGATTTACAACTGCAGGAATTGGTATTACAAATCCAACCTACGGATACACGTTAAGAGAATTTACCGGAAGTCCTACAGGAACTGGAACCCTGACAATTACTCCGACAACAGGGTTGCAGTTGAGTATTGATAGTTCGTTTAGCGATAACAAAACCACGATAAATAATCGTACATATTATCTTGGAATGGATTTCACTACAGGTGTTGCATCCCCAGAGGTAAAACCGCATTCTGGAAACATTATATACGTAGATAATAGACCATCTATCACAAGATCGTCAAACCAAAAAGAAGACATAAAAGTTATCTTGCAGTTCTAAAGAATTATGCCACAGCAGACTAACCTCAACGTAGCACCATATTTTGACGATTTTGATGCGACGAACGACTATCACAAGGTGCTTTTTAAGCCTGGATATCCTGTCCAGGCAAGAGAATTAACGACTCTGCAGTCTATTCTGCAGAATCAGGTAGAAAAGTTTGGTCAACACTTTTTTAAAGAAGGTGCAAAGGTAATTCCAGGAAATACTGGATATTCCAGACTGTATTATGCTGTCCAACTGGCAAATACTTTCCAGGGTGTCCCTGTTGAAGCATATGCAGATCAGTTAGTTGGAACAACCATTACTGGTCAAACTTCTGGAGTTACTGCTGTTGTTGACAGCATTATTCCTTCTGCAGATTCTGAAAGAGGTAATTTAACTCTTTATATTGCGTATCAAGGTTCTGCTAGAACTGATAACACAACTCAGACATTCTCAAATGGAGAATCATTGACATGTAATCAAGTATTGTCTTCTGGATTACTTGGAAATTCTACTATTCCTGCAGGAGCTCCTTTTGCAAGCACTTTAACATCAAATGCTACTGCTACTGGATCTGTATTCCAAATCGAAAGTGGCGTATACTTCATTCGTGGACACTTTGTAAACGTAAGCAAAGAATCTTTAGTATTAGACCAATATTCAAACACTCCTAGTTACAGAATTGGTCTCTTTGTCAATGAAGAGATTGTAAACTCAAATACTGATGAATCTCTGAACGATAATTCTCAGGGATTTAATAATTATGGCGCTCCAGGTGCAGATAGACTTAAGATTTCTGTAAGTCTGTTTAAAAAAGCACTTGATGATTTTAATGACGATAATTTCATTCTTTTAGGAACTGTCATTAATGGTGTCTTGCAGACACCAACTAGAAGAGGAAGCACAAGACCTGGTGGAAGCGTCTTCTATGACGATCTCACCGATGTGTTAGCAAGAAGAACATATGACGAAAGTGGTCATTATATTGTAAAACCATTTAATATTTCTCTCGTAAATTCACTGAATAATAATCTTGGTAACCAGGGTTTATATGAAGAGGGTCAATTCACCGCAGGTGGTTCTACTCCTACCGATGATTTATCAGTTCTTAGAATATCCCCAGGTAAAGCATATGTCAAGGGATATGAAGTAGAAACGATCAGTCCAACTTTCATCGATGTAGCAAAACCAAGAACAACCAGAACTATTGAGGACCAGTTTCTTCCATATAATACTGGACCCACATTAAAACTCAATGCTGTTCATAGAGCACCAACTGTAGGTGTTGGAAATACTTTTATTCTAAGTCTGAGAGATCAAAGAGTAGATGCTGCAGAAATTGCCGCAGGAAAAGAAATCGGATTAGCAAGAGTATTTGATTTTAGATTAGAATCTGGTTCTTATAACTCTTCATTCCCAGATGAGAATGAGTGGGGTATGTCGATGTATGATGTACAACCATATACTGAGTTGATAATCAACCAGGCTACTGAATTGCAAGTTCCTGCATATGTTAAAGGTAATAGTAGTGGAGCAACTGCATTCTTAAGAAGTCCTGTAAATGCAGGAACTGCTTTAACTGTATATGATAAAAAAGGAGACTTCATCAACAATGAAGTTCTTGTTATTACTAGTGGAATTTCTACTCAGGCAGTATCTATCAACAGAACTGTTACTAACATTAATGCATTTGGAATATCTGATGTAAAATCAGTATATTCTAATACTGGAATTGCTGCTGGGACTAATGGTGATGCTATTGCAGGTATTAACACGTTTAGTGCAAACGTAGTACAAACAACTTCTAGCATTATTGGTGTTTCTTCTATTAGTGCTATTAACCTGGTAACTGGTATTAGCACTATTACAAGTTCCAATAAAAACTTCCCAGGAAACTTAAAGGTAAATAATCTGATTCAATATTCAGATCCAACAACCTCAGATGATCCAATCATGGCTAGGGTTGTTGGAATTGTAACTGCAGCAAGACAAGTTACTGTATCTGGAGTATCAACTATAACTGGAACTGTTGATGGAGCACTTCCTACTTCTAGTTTTACAACTTCTGATCTTGAGATTGTTACAACTCAATTAGATCCTTCCTCTGATAATACCCTCTTTACGCAATTACCACAACAGCACATTTCATCTGTTGATCTTACTGATGGTAGAATACAGATTAGAAAAACATTTAGTGTAACAATTACTAATAATCAATTAGATTCTACAAGCACGGCAGCAATTACATTGCCTGTAGGTGAAACATATCTTTCATATAGTGATGAGAGATATGCCCTTATTAGATCTGACGGATCAACCGAATCCCTTTCCTCTGATAAGTTTGGTTTCTCTGCAGATCGTAGAGAACTTCAGATTAGAGGATTGGGGTCAAATAATGAAGGTGCTCAACTAATCGTCACTGTAGAAAAGACAAAACCCAAGGCAAAGAAAAAGGTTAATAATAGAGTCAAATCACTGGTTGTTGATAAGTCAATAAATCCATCTTCCGGAATTGGAACAACAACAGCAAATGATGGATTGACTTATGGAAACTTCCCATTTGGAACTAGACTTCAAGATGAAATAATTTCATTAAATGATCCAGATATCATTGAAATTCATGGAATTTATGAAACATCAGATGTATCTCTGACAAGTGCTAATTTTGGCGCACCAGAGATGGCACTGACTCAATTAAATGGACCTAGTGCTACAACTGGCGACATGATTGTTGGTGAATTAATGATTGGTCAGACAAGTGGTGCTGTTGCAGTATTTGCTGAGGTTAAGGATACCTCTACTGTAAGATATCTACCTAAGAATAATTTTAAATTTGTTGAGGGAGAATCAGTAGAATTCCAAGAATCTTCGATTACTGGAGGAGTTAGTTCTTTAGATACTACCTCATTTAACATCTCATCCAATTACACATTCTCATCGGGACAGAAAAATACAGTATATGATTATGGTTTCCTGAAGAGAACTGCAGATTCTAGTGCTCCAAATAGTAAAATAAAAGTTTATTATAAGAGTGCTTCATTCGATTCATCTGATGATGGTGATATTGTAACTGTAGAATCATATAATGACTTTAATTATTCTACAGAGGTTAAATCAATAAACCGAGTAATGAACACGGATATTATTGATTTAAGACCAAGAGTTAATGAATACACCGTTGCTGAATCTCTAAGATCTCCATTAGAATTCCTTGGAAGATCCTTCAATGCAACGGGAAATTCTGTTCCTAGTATCTTGGCATCTAATGAAACAATTTTCTTAGATTATTCATATTACCAAGGAAGAGTTGATAGACTTTACTTGCACAAGGATGGTAAGTTCCAGATGAAGTTTGGAACTCCTTCAGATGATCCCAGAAGAGCAAAACCTGAATCTCCAGATAATGCGATCGAAATTGCTGAAATAACATATCCCCCATATCTTCATAATGTACAGCAGGCATCTATTAATTTCCTGAAGTACAAGAGATATCAAATGAAGGATATCAAAAAACTTGAGGATAGAATTAGAAACTTAGAGTATTATACTCAACTAACATTACTGGAGACATCTACAGCAAATCAATTTATTCCTGATGGTTCAGGTCTTAATAGATTTAAGTCAGGATTCTTTGTAGATAATTTTACCAGTTTTGCAACCCAAGATATGAATCATGGGAGAAACAATAGTATTGATCAGTCAAATCAAATTTTCAGACCCAAGCACAATACTAATTCGTTTAACTTAACAACTGGACCAGTTGTTGATGTAGATCCCACAGCAGACAAGAGAAATTCTGTCGTCGAGGGAACAAACGTTAGAAAACAGAATGATATTTTGAGTCTTGATTACTCAGAACTCGAATATATTACACAAACACTGGCAACTAGAACTGAAAGTGTAACACCTTTCTTGATTAGTTTCTGGCAAGGAACTATTGTATTGACACCAGCGTCTGATAACTGGGTTACTCAAAACAGAGTAGAAGCAAGAACGATTGATACTATTGGTAATTACTCTCAGATTATGTCTGAGGCTGAAGAAAAGTTTGGAGTGGATCCTGAAACAGGATTTGCCCC